TAGTACGAGCAAGAGAACGTAATCCTGTATCTGATAAGAACATCAAATCATCACCTACAGATTGAACAGTGTCTCTTGATACGCAACCGATTCCTTTAATGACTTCCTCTAAAGCCATGTTGTTAGGGTCATCTGCATTTTTATAAAGGACAATGTTATGTCTTCCGAATATTACTAACTTTCCATAGAAGGGAGCTATTGCTACAATCTCATCTTGCCCCCACACTGTTTTAAGGTCAATGAATCCAGCTGATGTGCTTAACGTATAACACGTGTCATTAATAGAGTTCCAGAAAAACCCACCTTCTTCACACAAGGTTTGATTAGCACTTGATTGTGTAGTTCCACCTTGGCTAAATTTTGTTCCTAACAATGTATCAGAATAATAAACAACATCTGGGGCTGTTGGAACTCCCCCTACCCACATTCTTCCGTAGAAACCCATACCACATGAAGGTTTGAAGTCAGCATATGATATATTAGAACCTGGCATAGTCCAGAGTGTTTGAGTAGGGTCTGTTGGTTTCGTCCAAGTTCCTCCATCATACTCAAGAGGTGTGTTATTTTTTTGTAAGGCGTATATCTTATGATTAAAGTTGATGAATTGCCAATCAGAGTCATCTCCAGCACCTAACAACGTACCCCCGTTATCTGGGTGAGTCCATGGAGCATCTGGGTTTGAAAAGTTTACTTCATATATATCCTCACCAACACCTGCGAATATTTTATCTGAGTTATCGTGATGTTCTGTAATTGAGCCTATAGATAGTGCAGATGAGTCTACTCCATCAGAGTTTTCTAATATTTTTTGATTAAACCCTTTTCTAAAAGTTATACGACCAGATTCTTTCAATACAATATTATCTGCTTTAGTAAGCCACGAACTATCTAATGTAGTAGGATTATGCTGCGTATTTAAACCGTTTATACCTAGGTTGTCTAACGGCTTATAAGTTAATTGTATTCCCATTATTTAACAAACCAGTCTGTTTCATATTGTGTATTACCACTATCTAATATAATAGCTTGGTTTAAAGACTCTTTCATCTCCATACCAACAATTCCAGATTGTGTTCCTCCGTCTTCGCCTCGTTCCGATATAGCTCTAGCCCATGCTCCTAATACAACAGGGTTAGTGGGAACTTTCATAACTGTGGTAGCAGATTTTAATTCATCTTGATATTTAACTAAGTCGAAAGAAATTATGTTTTCCTCATTCGGAATCGGTGTTAAATCTACTTTTAAATTGTTAGATGTGTCACTACCACTAAATGCGTAGTATTGAGGGTCTCCAGAGGCTTCTGTAGGGTACTTAACAGAGTTCATGTACTGTCTACTAACTTGAACTAAATTGTTACCTTTTGATTGATTTACAACATCAATAACTTTTATCTCTTGACCTGATAATAAATTATAATTCTTTTGACCGTCAACTGTTGTTATTGATACAGTCTCTCGTAAGTTTAGCCAATCGTGATATGACTCTACGCTACGTTTTGAATCATTAATAAGAGAGCCAACAACCTTTTGATACCCAGTTAGGGTTACAGCATTGTTAATATCACCAGTCCAGTCGGCAGTGATAGTTTCTTCTCTTAGCCTTATTAATACTTCATTTATTAGTTCTCTAAAAGTCATTTTATGCTCCGTTTGAGGCTATTATATCGTTTTATATCAATTAGTTACATCTACAATCACATACTACAGGTTGTTGCGCTTGCGGTTGTGATATATTATTCATCATACTCATAGGCATCTGAGTCCATTCAGCAAAGAACGCATACGAGGCAGTAGTCAGTGTTACACCTATTACAAAATACAACAACGCACATTTACTCATCTCTTCATCCTGTGGTGAACGTATAACCACACAGGGCTATCGTTAGTTCCAAAGTTAATCATCATTCTTCCGATACTTATTCTTAGCTTCGTTGTAACCCCACTTCCTAGTGAAGAAAGGTACAGCTAAGTTAGTTATCAACAAGAACGCTATAAATCCATACAAGGCGTTCATAAACAAAGAGTCAGCAATGTATGCTGCTGATTGTTCTTTAGTTTCTATCTGGTCTATCTTAGGCTCTTCAGGTAAAACTTCATCTATTCCTACACTAACAACCAAGTTAGCTACACTTGCTACAGGTCCAGCTACAGCATAAGTAACAGCGGTAGTCGCACCAGTCTTAACCATGTTGTTAAACTTTAAAGAGCTACATCCAACTAAGCTCAACATTAACAATAGTGCTATTACTTTAACCACTTCTCAATCTTGGTGATAAAGAAGTTACAGAAGTATTTAATCTTATTAAGAACAGACTCCTTTATGTACTGACCGTTCTTACCTCGTATTAACAAACCTTTTCTAGCCATAGTTACCTCACGCACACATTAAGTAGGGATACAATATCCAACAATCGCCTATACACAAAGGAACAGTCACTTTTTATCTTTACCTTCACGTAGTATCGTATAAATCTGGTCTAACATACTTTCAATCTTATCAATCTGGTGAGCATATTCATCTCGGTGTACAAAGTCTTTATGCAAGTTAATCTGACAAGTTGTAATTCTATCTTCAATCTGTTTAAGGTCGTTGGCTATGGACTTCATAAATGCCATTAATCCAGTCGAGATGATACTGACTAAAGCTAATACAACATCTGATAGTTCCATTCATAATTCCTTTATATCATGTTTGATGGGTTATTAGTCTGTGTATTGTTTTACTGTTTATTTTCTGTCTCTTAAATACAGTAGCCCATTTACCTTTCTTACTTGGTGCTAACTTTAATTTCTCAGGAGACCAAATATAAGCAAGAACATCACCATACTTAAACGAATAAGACACAGGCTCATCAGTTGGGATATCGACTAATAAATTCACATTTAATTGATTTAAATCAATGTGTTCATCTGCTATTACACCATTAATTACCATAGGTTTCATGTTGTTGTGATACATAGGCTGTAACCATATTAAAGGAACATTATCAGTGCTTATTGATATAGGAAATGTAATCTTTATATTCATTTTTCCTTTAAAGACATCACTTCCTTCTGAAATAAATTGAGAGGGAGCATGGCTGTCGATAGTTATCCAATCATTAGTCATGTCATAAGCAAATTCTAAATTCTTATTTACAGTTATTACAAAATCACAAGGTGCTTTAACTAAAAAAGAGTTCTTTAAAATGTTTAAAATAGCGGGACACGTTTTTGATGTACTCTGCTTAAATACATCTCCTTTTCCACACTCATTGTCTTCCTTTCTAAAATACTTCAAATGCTCGTTTGCAACAAAATCAGCCGTAGTTTTAAAGCTATGAAGACTTGATTTTAATCCACTCCACCAACAAGAACCCTTAGGTGTAGATGGCTCTAGCATCGAACTAATTATATCTTGCTTGGCTAGGTCATCGTTTAAATGAGTTTTATAAAATATAAAGGAGTATTCTAATTTCTTCATGTGTTTATCTAAACATAGTTATCGTCTGACCACTCTAAAGTAATCTCACCTGTCTTATAAATTGTTTCTTCTTTAGGTGGTTCTTCTTCTGTAAATTCTTCATCTTGGTCTAATACTACAACAGTTTTTCTATCAAACCACGCATCATAAGCACGTTTGTTCGCTTCTTCTTGTTCACCTGTAATAAGTTTTGCTACGACCTTTATAATAGAAGTTCCTTTTTCTTCTTGAGATACAATCATTTCCATAGATGAAAAATCTAAATCATCATCTTTTTTATAATTTAAATATTCTCCAGCCCCTGCGCCTCCACCGTGGGTCACAGCACCCCCAGATATAATCTCAATAGTGCTGAGTAAATTTAATGTATCACTACCCGAATAAGATACTTCTAGTAAATCATCTTGTGAGAAGGTGTCACCTTTAAGTTTTCTTGCTTTAATCATAATATTTCCTATGTAATTCTTCCTGTGTTACCAGAGAGTGCAGAACCTGCCGAACCATTTACATTATTAGTGCTTCCTGCGCTACCCCCTGCCCTACCTGGACCATAAGTACCACCAGACCAGCCATTATAACCCTGACCGCCCGAACCGCCATTTGATTGTAAATTACCACCTGCGCCTCCATTACCTGCATAACTTTGTCCGCCACCACCCGAACCGCCTGAGGTTGCGCCACCGTTACTACCACCGCCACAGAGGTAGCTACCTCTTGAACCGTATGCCGCACCGCCACCGCCACAGCCACCCCAAGTAATGCCATCATAATGACCCACACCGCCACCTCCACCACCACCACCACCACCTTTAAATGTACGGTATCCAGCAGAACCGCCTGTACGTGTACCATTTGTAGTAAAGTCAACTAAAAGGTTACTATCTGCGGTTTGTGAATGTTCAAAACCATTACCGCCATTATTAGCCGATTCTGCCGAACCAGAACCTGCGCCACCTCCACCACCG